ACCTGTATCATCTGCTATAAATCCCCATACAGTAGCTAATGCATCAAATGTGGCCACAAGGCATGTATTACAAAGCGGAATGCATATATATTTAAGAATATGTGAAAATATTTCTTTAAGAATTGCGGATGCATTAAGCTTCCCTCTTACGGCTAATGCATTAAAGAATAGTATTTCAACATTTAATGTAAAGACACTAGAAGAAATTTCAAATCTTAATTTACATGATTTTGGCATTTATTTAGAATTAGAACCTGAAGATGAAGAAAAAGCACAACTTGAACAAAACATACAAGTTGCTTTACAATCTGGAGGTATTGATCTTGAAGATGCTATAGACATTAGAGAAATTAAAAACTTAAAATTAGCCAATCAGTTACTTAAGTTTAAAAGAAAGAAAAAACAAGAAGCAGCAGAGGCACAGCAACTTGCTAATATTCAAGCGCAAGCGCAAGCAAATGCTCAAGCCTCGGAAGCTGCTGCGTTTTCAGAAGTACAAAAACAACAAGCTTTAACTCAAGAAAAAGTAAGTATTGAAAAAGCTAAATCACAATTTGAAATTCAAAAATTACAAACTGAAGCTCAGATTAAACGTGAACTAATGGCGGAAGAATTTAATTATCAAATGCAATTAGCGCAAGTTAAAGCTCAAGCTGATACACAAAAAGAAAATCAGATTGAGGACAGAAAGGACAAAAGAGTAAAAATACAAGGTACTCAACAGTCCGAATTAATAGATCAAAGACAAAACGATTTATTACCAAAGAACTTTGAATCCTCTGGGAATGACAGCCTGAGTGGATTTGGCTTAGAGCAGTTTACACCAAGGTAACATTTATTAACCAATTTTATATTATTATATCATGTCAGAACAAGTAAAACAAGAAGGAGAGTTTAAATTACAAAAGAAAAAGCCTTCAGTAAAAAAATTAGCACAAAATGCTGATATTATTAAAGTTGATTTAACCCCTAAAAAAGAAGAAGATGCCATTCAAGAGCAAAGCACAGATGAAAGCGTGTTACGCACAGAACAACCCGAAATGGGATTGCAAGAAGTGGTCGAAGGAAACGAAGAGCCCACAGTCGTTACCGAAGAGGTTAATGAAGAGGAAAAAGTAACAGTAATTCAGGAAATTACAGATGAAGAAGTTGTAGAAGAAACCGCTAAATTAACTGAAGAAGTTAATGAAGCAATAGAAAACAAAGAAACTACTGGAAAACAATTACCTGAAAACATTGAAAAGCTAGTTTCATTTATGGAAGAAACAGGTGGAAGTGTTGAAGACTACGTTCGCCTTAATGCTGATTACTCAAATGTAGATAACAATACATTACTAAAAGAATATTATAAAACAACCCGGCCACATTTAGATGCTGAAGAAGTTTCTTTTTTAATAGAAGATGCTTTTAGCTGGGACGAAGATATTGATGATGAGCGAGACATCAAAAAGAAAAAACTCGCTTTTAAAGAAGAGGTTGCAAAAGCTAAAGAGCATTTGGAAAGTCTTAAAGGTAAATATTATCAGGAAATCAAGTTGAGACCTGGTATTACTCAAGACCAACAAAAAGCGACAGAGTTTTTTAATCGATATAATGAAGAGCAGAGCATAGCTCAACAACAACATGAAAGTTTTAAAAACAGTACTAAAGAGCTTTTTAACAATGATTTCAAAGGTTTTGATTTCGCAGTTGGAGAAAAGAAATTTAGATATAATGTTCAAAATACTACTCAAGTTGCTGAGAACCAGTCAAATATAAACAACCTAATCAAGAAGTTCTTGAATGATAAAGGGGATGTTGTTGACACCAAGGGTTACCATAAGGCTATGTATGCCGCTGAAAATGCAGCTAAAATTGCAAACCATTTTTATGAACAAGGAAAAGCAGATGCTGTTAGAGAGGTTGTAAACAACTCTAAAAACATTAATGCTACTCCTAGACAATCACCAGGTGATGTCTACATACAAGGTTTAAAAGTTAGAGCTATAAGCGGTGCTGATTCTTCAAAACTAAAAGTAAAAACAAAAAAATTTAACAATTAAAAATTAAAATTATGGCAACAGTAGCTGTAGCACCCGAATACGGGTCAATTAAACCCTCACAGAAGCAACAACTTCTTGAGAGCAACTATTTGGATTTTACAAATGGAACAAATGATTTTGCACAACAATATTTACCTGAAATTTATGAAGCTGAAGTAGAGCGTTACGGAAACCGTACACTTTCTGGATTCTTACGTATGGTAGGTGCTGAAATGCCAATGACTTCTGATCAAGTAGTATGGTCAGAACAAAATAGACTACATATCGCCTACAACGATGTAACAAAAGCGTCAGACACAACTTTAACTTTTGCACTAGATGCAACTGCTGGAACTGGTTTTGTGGCTAATGTTATTTCTAAAAATCAAACTCTAGTAGTAGTTGATCCTGCAACTGGTGCAGATCTTAAAGTTTTTGTAACAGACAGTGTAAACACTTCTGCTACTTTAGCTACTATTACAGTTAAGCCTTATACAGCGGCTGATATGGCTGCTCTTTCTGCAACAGCAGGAGCACTTAAAATCTTTGTATATGGTTCTGAATACAAAAAAGGAACAACTGATAGTGATATTAAATCAGTAACTCCTTCTTTTACTCAGTATAGTAATTCACCTATTATTATTAAAGAAAAGTATTCTATCTCTGGATCTGATACTGCTCAAATTGGATGGGTTGAAGTTGCTACTGAAGCTGGAGCATCTGGATTTTTATGGTATTTAAAAGCTGAATCTGAAACTCGCTTGCGTTTTGAAGATTATCTTGAAATGTCTGTAGTTGAAGGAGAATTAGTTTCTGGAGGATCAACACTAGGAGCTGATGGTTACAAAGGAACAGAAGGACTTTTTGCTGCTATTCAAGCAAGAGGTAATGTTATCAACAACTTTACTGCTGTTGGTGGTCTTGGATCTTTTGACAACATTCTTAAAAATTTAGATACTCAAGGAGCTATTGAAGAAAACATGCTTTTCTTAAATCGCCAAACGTCTCTTGATTTTGACGATATGTTAGCTGGTCTTTCTGCTGGAGCAAACGGCGGAACTGCTTATGGATTATTTGAAAACTCTGAAGAAATGGCATTGAATCTTGGATTCACTGGTTTCCGTAGAGGATCTTATGATTTTTATAAGACTGACTGGAAATACTTAAATGATGCTTCTACTCGTGGTGCTACTAATGGCGCTGGTGAAGTAGGATCTGGTATTGATGGTGTACTTGTACCTGCTGGTACTTCAACTGTATACGATCAAATTCTTGGAACTAATATCCGTAGACCATTCTTGCACGTACGTTATAGAGCTTCACAAGCTGACGACCGTAGAATGAAGTCTTGGTTAACTGGTTCTGTTGGTGGAGCTTATACTTCTGATCTTGATGCAATGGAGGTTCACTTCCTTTCTGAAAGATGTTTAGTTGTACAAGCGGCTAACAATTTTGTGTTGTTTACTGCTTCTGCATAACAACAAATGTAATTATTACCCTCGATGTAATTTCGGGGGTAATTTTTATTTTTATAAATTATTTAATCATATTATATTATGTCAAAAAATAAAACAGTGGATGATGTTATTGACATCCCACAACAAAAAGAAACTGTTAAAACAACAGTAATAGAAAAAAAAATCAAAACTCCTTCTAAACCTGAATGGGAAATTAAAGATAGAAGTTATTATTTAACTGGAACACATAGTCCGTTAACTTATACTTTAGCTTGCAAGCACACAGCTAGGTTTCCGTTGCTATGGTTTGATAAAGAATTAGGAGAACAAAAAGAAATAAGATATGCAACAAATCAAAATTCTGTATTTGTTAGCGAACAAAAAGGTGAGGCCACTTTAGGTCACATTATTTTTCAAAATGGTACACTAATGGTGCCTAAAGAAAAACAAAATTTACAAAAATTATTATCAATATTCCACCCTAAAAAAGGTAGAGTATTTGAGGAATTTGATGCTGTTTTAGAAGCTGAAGATGAATTAACTGATTTAGAATTGCAATTAGATGCTTTAAACGCAGCTAAAAATATGGATATAGATCAAGCAGAAGCTATACTAAGAGTTGAAATTGGTTCTACTGTGTCTACAATGGGTTCTAAGGAAATAAAAAGAGATTTATTATTATTTGCAAAGCGTAATCCTAGTCTGTTTATGGAGCTAGCTAGTGATGATAATGTGCAACTTCGTAATGTGGCAATTAGAGCTACTGAAGAAAACATTATTAAAATATCTCAAGATCAAAGAACATTTATGTGGGCGGCAAATGATCGCAAACTAATGACTGTTCCGTTTGATGAAAATCCATATTCAGCTATGGCAGCTTTCTTTAAAACAGATGAAGGCACAGAAGTTTTTAGATCAATAGAGAAAAAACTAAAATAACATGTAATATATTTTATAGTAGGTAAGCCGCTTTATTTTGTGGCTTATTTACTGTAAATAATAAAAAATACAAAATGGCAATAAACGTAAATACTGTATACCAAACAGTGTTGCTAATACTTAACAAAGAACAAAGGGGGTATATGACACCCACCGAGTTTAATAAGATTAGTACACAAGTTCAACTTGAAATATTTGAAAAATATTTTGAAGACCTGAATCAACAATTGCGTGTTCAGCAAACAGATACAGACTATGCGGATAGAGTTGCCAACTTAGATGAAAAATTATCTATATTTAAAACATTTGGTGATGCGGTATATGATAACACTACCCCTACTAATACTTATTTTACACTACCAACAACTGATGGCTATGGAGCCGACGTATCTTTTTATAGACTTGGTACTGTAACATATAACAACGAAGTTGAACTACAAAGACTTCAAAGAGGTGAATTTACGTACATTGATAAATCACCTATAACAAAACCCTCAATAGACTGGCCCGTATATTTATACGAGAATCAAAAACTTTTTGTTAAGCCAAAAACTATAACAAGTAATATTCAACTTGACTATATTAGAAAACCTAATAATGTAATTTGGGGTTTTACAACTGGTAATTTAGGGCAATATATATATAATAAAAATACATATGATGCAACAACTCAACCAAATGGTTCTGTTCAATTTGAATTACACGAGTCAGAGCAAACAGAAATAATATTAAAAATATTAATATATGCTGGGATCGTAATAAGAGATCCACAAATTGTACAAATTGCTGCACAACAAGTTCAAGCAGAAGAAATAAATAAAAAAAGCTAATAAGCTATGGCAAAACCTGATGGTGGTTTAATAACCGAAACAAATAGACAATATTATAGCGGAGCTCAAGGGTTTTTAGTTGCGGATGGACAAACAAGTTTTGTTTGTACTTTTGATACAGACTTAAAATACGGGAGCTATAGTCCTACTGTTAATGCTTACGCTTTAAACAACTTTGTGCTTTACTTAAGCCAAACAGGTTTACCTGGTAGTTTTGGGGAATATGTAGCAGAATACGCAGTGACTAAAAATACGATAACACTAGCGGCAGCACCTCTTACTAATAGCTTTGTTGTTGTACAATTAAAATCTGAAACAGGTGGTAATTATGGCAATGAAGATGCTTTTGGAACCACTGTCCAAGAAAATTATAATAACTACGCTTACCTGAGTGTAAATGACGTTATAAATAACTTTATGGTTGCCTATGTTGGCACCGGAAAATTAATACAAAGCGTTAAAAGAACTGATGTAATCTTCCATGTAAAACGCGGGTTACAAGAACTTAGCTACGATACTTTAAAAAGCATTAAATCACAGGAATTACAAGTACCTGCAAGCTTATCTGTTCCAATTCCACAAGATTATGTTAACTATGTTAAATGCTCCTGGGTAGATGCCTTAGGCGTTAAACACGTTATATACCCAACTACTTTAACATCAAATCCATATTCTTTATTACCACAAGATGATGATGGTTTAGCTTTGCAAGATAATTATGATGATAATTTATTAGCCAGCCAATTCGCTACAGAAGAAAGATGGGGAAGTGCTAATAAAAAATTAATTAATGGCGGATTTAATGTTACGGACATTAGTGCAGGATTAGATATTGATTGGTGGGGAGCTTGGGGCCCTGGTGGTTTTTATGGTCAAAGATATGGCACTAACCCTGAAACATCACAAGTTAACGGGTGGTTTACAATAAACGAAAGAGAAGGCAAGTTTTCTTTTTCAAGTGATTTAGTTAACGCGGTAATTATATTAGAATATATATCTGACGGATTAGCTTATACTTCTGATATGCGTATACCAAAGCTTGCTGAGGATGCAATATATGCTTATGTATTACATGCAGTTATGCATGGTCGTATGAATGTACCAGAGTATATTGTAAATCGTTTAAAGAAAGATAAAAGCACAAAAATTAGAAATACCAAAATAAGGTTATCAAACATAAAGCTTGAGGAAATAACTCAAGTAATGAGAGGTAAATCTAAATGGATTAAACACTAAAATTAAATGGCA